CGCCCGAACTCGTCCGCCCGGTGGTCAGCGTTGGTCTGGCGGCTGTGGGCCGCAATAACGACATGGAAAAGGTCGTCCAGTTCGTCCAAACCATCGGAGCGACTATCCCAGACGCTATACCGCAGTTCATCCAACCCGGAGAACTGATTCGCCGCTTGGCTGGCAGCCTTGGGATTGATACGCTGAATCTGGTCAAGACCGATGAGCAGATTGCACAAGAGCAGCAGCAAGCGCAGGAAATGGCGTTGCAGCAGCAGGCAATGCAATCACCCATGAATGACCCGGCCAAAGTCGCTCAGGCGCAAGCCGTAGCGATGGAAGCCCAGCAACAACAACCCATGGCCGAAGAACCCGTATGAACCTCGATGCCAGCTTGAGCACCGCCGAGGCCAATGCCGAGAGCATGGTCGCGCCTGGCCAGGAGGGCCTTCTTGACGAGTTTGTCTCGGAACAGGAGGCCGCTCAGCAGGGCGAGGAACAGCAGCGCATCCTCGGCAAGTTCAAGTCGCCGGAGGATCTGGCCAAGGCGTACCAAGAGCTGGAGAGAAAGCTCGGTCAGCGACAGCAGGCGCCGACCGAGGACGAGTCCATGCCCTCTCAGGATGACGCCGAAACCGATGACGGGGAAGAGGCTGACTACTACGAGTTGTCTGCCGATGAGGTGGCAGAGATTAAGGCCCTCGCCGGTGGCGACAAGGAGTTCCAGGCACTGGGCAAATGGGCCCGAGACAACCTCCCTGAGGAGGTGGTGAACGAGTACAACGCCGTTGTGGCCAAGGGCAATGTCGATGCCATCCGCTGGGCCGTGCGTGCCCTGGCGGCACAAGCCAAGGGTGGCTCTGATCTGGTGGAACCCGAGCTGGTGTCTGGCAAGGCGCCTGGCCGCGGCCTGACGTTTGAGTCGCAGGCCCAGGTGCTGGAGGCGATGAACAAGCGGAATGATCGCGGCCAACGTCTGTATGACGTGGATGAGGCATACCGGAACAAGGTGCAAGATGCCTTGGCCAGATCTGATGTCTTCTGATAGTTTCTGATCAGACAGCACCTGGACGGTGGGCCCTTCTAGGAGGAGAACCCACGACGGCGAAGGGGATGGCGGTCACAGAACCACTTCCTTTGCAAGTTGAACAATGGCTACTCCTCCTGATGTCGCGCTGAATCGGCTTGGCCAGATCAAGGGCGATGCCGCTACGTGGGCCGCTGGCCCGACTGGCGTAGATAAAGACCGCGCTCTGATGCTCAAGCCCGGCAGTGCCGAGGTGCTTGATGCGTTCATGACTAATTGCCTATTTAAGGGCAAAACTCGTGAGCGAAATATACGCGGGGGAAAATCGGTTGCCTTCCCAATTACAGGGAAAATGGCCGCACGGTTCCATAAACCGGGCACCCCAATTCTAGGGGAAGGCAATGATCCTTCCGACCTGAATGAGCGGGTGATCACGCTCGATGCGCTGATGATTGCCGACGCGGCGATCTATCAGATGGATGAGCTTATGTCTTATTTTGACGTAAGGCAAATCTATACAACTGAGCTTGGAAGGGCTCTCGCATACGAGTACGACAAGCGCGTGGCTCGCATGATCTACGCAGCCGCCAGCGACACCACCGAGCCCCTGGCCAAGGACGGCACCGCCAAGCCCAAAGGCCCTGCCAACAACACTGGCCGCACCGGCAAGGTGATCCAGCTCGGCACCGGCTACACCGGCGCTGGCGCCACCCGTCAGGCCAAGGGTGACGCCCTGGTCGAGGCCATTTTCGACGCTCGAATCAACTTCGAGAAGAAAAATGTGCCCATCGACAACATGTATGCAGTCTTCACTCCCGAAGACTACTATGCAATCACGATGTCAAGTCGTGCGATCAATACAGACTTTAACGGCGAATCTGGTGCCAATGGCACTATCGCTGAAGGTCGCACTCTGCGAGTGGCTGGCATCCCCATCTACTCCAGCAACCACCTGCGGCAGCCTGCCTACACGCTGGTTGCTGGCGACGTGAACCCCGACTACGCCCAGGACCTGCGCAAGTGCCATGGTCTGGTCTTCAACCGTGAGGCCGTGGGTGTGCTGACTCTGCTGAGCCCCTCTCTGCAGGTCACTGGCCCTGAGTTCCGGGTGCAGTACCAGTCCGATCTGATGGTTGCCCGTCAGGCCATCGGCATGGGCAAGCTCCGTGCTGAGTGTGCCTGCGCCATCACCGTGGCCTAAGTTTCGCCCGGAATGTTTGGACGGAGGGGTCAGGCCACAAGCCTGGCCCCTTTTTCTGTGGCTTCTACCATTGGGCTACGTGGTCGTAGCAGTTCATGGGGCTTCAGAACCAGGGGGTGACACCAGGCAGGACCACCCTGTTGGACGCCGTGAACGTCTGTCTGGAGTCGATTGGCGAAATGCCGGTCAACAGCCTGGATGACAGCCAGGTGGATGAGGCGCGGGTTGCTGAGCGGATCCTGCTGGAGCTGCATAAGGAAGCCCAGACCAGGGGTTGGGAATGGAATACGGAGTACAGCTACCCGTTCGCCAAGGACGTGGCGAGTGGCGAGATTGTGGTGCCGGCCAATGTGGTGCGCTGGCGTCCGAACCTGAGCGCCTATGCGCGGGACTACCAGCTCAGGGGGCAGAAGGTCTACGACCGCGTAAACCGCACCACGAAGATGCCGTCCACGGTGACGGAGATCGAGGCAGACGTGGTGTGGCTGCTGCCGTGGGATGAGACTCCTGAACCCTTCAACCGCTATGTGCTGGCCCGTTCAACCCGTGTCTTTGCCGCACGGGTGTTAGGTGACGACGGCACGGTGCGGTTCACGTTGATGGACGAGCAGATAGCCATGAACGAGCTGATGCGGATGGAAGCGGAGAACGAGGAGTACAACATCCTGACCAGTGGCCCTGGCCTGAGACCGTTCCCGACGTACTCACCTGGCCGCGGCCTGGCACCACGACTGGCTGGGGGAGGGCTGAACCTTGCCTAAGCCATTCGCCTTCACGGTTCCGAATCTGGTGATGGGCATCAGCCAGCAGCCTGATGCTCAGCGGGCTCCGTCGCAGGGTGAGGAGCAGATCAACGGCATGTCGTCGGTGGTCTCCGGGCTGCGGAAGCGTGAGCCGAGCAAGTCCCTGGCCAAGGTGTCGAGCACTGAGTTGGGCGATGTGTTCATCCACTCGATCCTGCGGGACCAGCTGGAACGGTACTTGGCGGTGATTGCCAAGGACCGGATTCGGGTGTTTGACCTGCAGGGCAGCGAGAAGACCGTGAACGCCCCTGCGGGGTATGGCTACCTGAGCACGGTGACCAGCGCGAAGGAACAGGTTCGAGCGGTCAGCATTGCGGACTACACCTTCATCACCAATACAAAGGCCATCCCAGCGATGGACAGCGCCTCGCTGACGCCTGTGACGCCCAGGCCGACGCTGCACGAAGCGCTGATCTGGGTGAAGGCAGCGAACTACGGGCAGAAGTACGCGGTCACGGTCAACGGCACGCCTGTTGAGGTGATCACGGCCACGGCTGCGGTGATCGTCAGCGGCAGCACGGTGACGGAGGTGAAGATCAGCGCTGCCGAGATTGCCGAGGCGATCAAGGGTGGCTTGGTCGGCGCCACTGGCGTCACGGTCACCCGGTTTGGCTCGGTGTTGTGGCTGCAGAGCGCTAACCCGATCACGGTTGCTGCCACTGATGCCAGGGCCAATGCCGACATCACGGCCATCACCAACACGGTGCAGGCCTTCACTGAGCTGCCAACCATCGGCCCAGCTGGCTACCAGATTGAGGTGACGGGGGATCCTGGCAACAAGTGGGACAACTACTTCGTTGAGTTCAGGCCTCGCGCTGGTCAGGGCACCTTTGGTGAAGGTGCATGGGCCGAGTGTGCCGGCAGCGGGTCGGAGTATCGGTTCAATGCCAGCACCATGCCTCACGTCCTGGTGCGGCTGAAGGACGGCACGTTCTATTTCGGCCCACTGGATGGCCGGACCGTGGGCGGAACAACGATCAAGAGCTGGGGGCAGCGAACAGCTGGCGACTACAAGAGCAACCCGGATCCGAGCTTCATTGGCAAGCCGATCAACGATATCTTCACTTACCGGAACCGGCTGGGGATGCTGGCTGACGAGAGCGTGATTCTCAGTCGGGCTGGCAGTTTTTTTGACTTCTTTGCCGCAACGGTCGTGACAGCCACGGATGCTGACCCGATTGACGTGAGCGCCAGCGGGAACCGGGTGTCCGTGCTGCGGTATGCGGTGCCTGCCCAGGACGAGCTGATCCTGTTTTCGGATCAGACGCAGTTCCGCTTCACGAGCACGGCTGTAACGCTGACCCCAGCCACTGCATCAATCTCAATCTTGACGCAGTACGAGATTGACATTCGCTGCCGCCCTGTCCAGATGGGCAGCGCGATTGTTTTTGCTCAGAAGAACGGGGAGTGGTCGCAGCTGCGAGAGTTCACGCTTCGCGGCAATGGCACCAGCGTGGTGGCCGATGCCCCCTCGATCACGCAGAACGTGGCCAGCTACATCCCAAGCGGGGTGTACAAGATGACAACTGACGACGCCACCAACAGCCTCTTCGTGATCAATGACCACCCTGGCCACGAGAGCCGGGTGTACGTCTACAAGTACCTGTATCGAGCCAGCGATGGCACCCTGTCCAAGGTGCAGAGTTCTTGGTCCTACTGGACCCTTGGCGGTTCTGACGGCATCCGCCAGGTGCTGGCCATGCAGGAGAAGCTCTACCTCCTGGTGCGCCATGGCGTTGAGACCTGGCTGGAGGTGGTGAACATCGCTGATCAGGTGACAGGCAACGCCAGGCTGCCGTTCAACCTGCTGCTGGATCGGTGGGTATCGACTGAAGACGATTGCCCCACGGCGCTTCGCGTGACGAAGGGTGCGTACGACGCAGCGACCAGGAAGACGACGTGGACCTTGCCGTATGACGCGGCTGGAAAAGTCCAAGCCTGGACGTCCCCCACGGCAACCACCCACGGGATGGTGATGGTGGCCGAGGCAACCAGTGGCAAGACGCTGGTGGCGCGTGGCGACTGGTCAACAGCACCTGTCTATTTCGGGGAGGTGTATCAGTTCCGGTATCGCTTCAGCCGGTTCAAGTACATGCGTGAGCAGGGTGGCGGGAAGGTGGCCAGCAATGTGCTGAGGACACAGGTGAGGAAGGCCAACCTTCGCTACCACCACACCGGGTTCTTCAAGGCTGTGGTGAGGACTGAAAGGCGCGATGATGTGGAGTACACGTATGACGGTGCGTTGGCTGCGGTTCGCGGGGCATTGATTGGAGGGCGCACCGCTGAGTTCCAGGCCGAGGGCGTGGATATGCAGCGGTACTACGAGGGGGTGTTCACCATCCCGATCTTGAGCCGTGGCGATCGAGCGATTGTCGAGCTGCAGAACGACACGGCAATCCCGAGCGAGTTCAGTACCTGCGAATGGATTGGGCTCGTCACTGGTCGAGCAACACCCAAATGACCCTTACCCCTGAACGCTGATGGCTGGCGACGCAATGATGGCTGCCGCTTCGGCAGCAACCAGTCTCCCTGAGATTATTCTTGGCATCACGGGTGCCAACGAGAAATATGCGGCGCAGGCGCAGGCATATCGTGATGCGCTGAGGTTTCAGAAGGCGTCTGATCGCTACGCGAAGTGGACCGCAAAGATCAACGCCCGCGTCAGCAATACTGCAGCCAAGTACAAATACTTCACTGAGCTTGTTGCCTACAACCAGGACAAGTCCTACGTCAACCAGCTGCGGAACTACGAGCTGGTCAAGGCAAGCAACCAGGCCAAGGTTGTTCTGTAGACTCGCGCCTCGGCAATGTCCGACTTTGCCCTGCAGTCTCAGGCGCTGAACGAAGGCATCCGAGAGCAGGCATCTGCTGATGCGGTGTCCTACTACCAGTACGTGCAGCAAGGCATCCGCGCTCGCAGCGCAGTGCTGGCGAACGAGACGGAGGGCGCGTCAGCAGACCGCATTTACCAGGACTACGCCCGTCAGATTGGCGACATGCAGACGCTGCAGCAGATCAACCAGAAATTCAGGGATCGGCAGTACACCCGTGAGCAGGCAGGTCAGATCGCGCAGTACATCAGTCGGTACAACAGCCAGCAGTTCTACACGCAACAGCCGTACCAGGATCCGATCAAGCCGTTTGCACCGCTGCCAACGCTGGTGATGCCACAGCCGCCGTCGATGACGGGTGCTGGGCCCAGCCGTGCAGCAGCAAATATCGAGGCTGCATCTGCTGTGTTTGGTGGCATCAACAGCGGCATCAACACTTACACATCACTCAGCAAGTACGCCGGTTAGGAGCTGACACATGGCTGAACGACTCAACGAGGGACGCCTGCTGCCAGCTGCCAAGCCGGTCAGCTCCTTCATCACGCCTGCTCAGATCGAGGCGCAGAAGCCTGCGGCGCCAACCAGGCTCATGGCCAGCAATGGTGGCATCGGCTTGCAGGCGACTGCAGCCAAGCCGAATGTGCAGGGTTACAACCCTGGCGAACAGTTGGGTGAAGCGCTCACCAGATTCGGCGCCACCTTGTCAAAGACAGCTGCAGCCAGTGCCGAGCTGTACGCCAGCCACGAGTACCAGGCTGGTCAGAACGAGGTGATGAAGGCCCAGCTTCAGGTCGAGAAGCAGGTCGATCAGTCATCAGTTGAGTACGCCGACCAGAACCGTCAGCTGGCGCGTGTTGACCCAATGGCCGCGTTGGCCATGGATCAGACGAATCCATTCCGCCATGCAGGCAGACAGTCAGCGCTGAGCCAGCTCGCGTCGGGTGAGATCAGTGCGGTCATGGATCAGACGTACCGGCAGAACGCTGGGGCGTTGGCGCTGAAGGATCCAACAGAGCCAGCGCTGAACGAGATCAAGGCCAATGCGGTCAACACGATTGTCCAGAAGTACGGGCTGGATCCGAGCAAGGAAGGGTTTGCGCGGTACTTCCTGCCAGCGCTGAACCGTGCCTGGGAGCGGACCACAGCCCAGCACATCCAGGACCGCAACGACTACCTGAAGGACACGGTTTGGCGGACTGCTGGTGTGGGCGTAGCCCAGATATTCCGCTCTGCTCGTGAGAAGGGGCAGGACATGGGGCAAGCCGCGGCCTTGGCTGGTCAGCTGCTGGATCAGGAGGCTGTTCGTCTGGGGCTACCAGGCGAGGCCACCAACATGAAGCAGCGGGCCATCACGTTGGCGCGTCAGACGCTGCTGAATGCTGGTGAGCGCGACGCAGCTGCAGCAGTTGGCGGCATTCCGGTTGGCGCACCCGATGGCGAGGGCTATCGGATGACGGCAACGCAGATGTTCCAGCTGGACATGATGGAGGACGACGACAGGTACGGGGAGATCCGTCGTCGTGAGCAGGAGCGTGAGCTGGAGCCGTTGCGCCAGCAGCTGGAAGCGGAGTCGGCTCAGGTTGCTCTGCAGATGGAAGACGGGCCGAAGAAGCTGGAGGTGCTCAATACCCTGATCAACTCGGAGCAGTTCAAGGCCCTGCCCTTGGGTGAACGGCTGGAGATCATCAGCAAGGCCAACAAGCTGGGTGAGGACATCTATGGCCAGGGCTTCAGCCAGGAAGCGGGTGGCAGCTTCATCGCGGAGCTGGATCAGAAGTTTGGCTTTGGCTCTCAGCGCGACATGGCAGGCGCTGAGGCCAGGCTTCAGGAGGTCTTGAAGCAGACGGCGCCAGAGGATCGTCCGCGTATCCGGCAGCAGTTTGCGGAATGGCAGAGCCGTCAGCAGAGGCAACCGTGGGATCTGATCAACCCGGCGATTGCCAACCGGATCAAGGCCAACCTGGCGCAGCACCACCCCGGCCTGGACGTTGCAGCGCTGAGAGGTGCGAACAACATCGAGGGCATCCTGCAGTGGGGTGATGCGACATCGAAGGAGTCGTCAGCCCGTCAGCTGGCGGCCTATCGCACCCATGTGTTGACCCGTCTTGACGAGGAGCGCACCCGTCTTGGGCGTGATCTGAGCGATTCCGAATCGCTTGGTGTGATCAACAAGGCACTGCAGGAGTACGGCACCAAGGACCAGTCAGCACGGGACTACCTGTTCCCGAAGGTGCCTGGTGCTGCACCAGCCGGTGGTGGCGGTGCTGCTGCACCAGCAAAGCCAACCCCTCCACCAGGGCGCCGACCTGCTTCCCAGCCCGGTGTGGCGCCAACCCTGCTGGACAACATGCCTGACCGCCAGAACAGGCTGAAGAACTGGCGCAACGAGCCCGTGCTGTCCCTGTCGGGCACATCGAGCCTGGCGCTGGAGGTGTTGAACGGTGGGTCGTTCCCTGCCTCGTTCCGTCGTGCGGCGAAGGATGCAGGCACCACACCGGAGCAGCTGCTGATCCAGCAGGTGGACTTTTACCCCGGTGGGATCAAGCTCACCCCGCAGCAGCGGAACCAGATCCTGAAGCAGGGCACGCAGGCGCGTGCACTGAACAACAACCGTCAGACGCAGGGTTCGATTGATGTGGCGGCCCTGGTGCGTCAGTCATCGAGCTGGATGACCAATGCGCTGCTGGGCATTTCACCAGCGGCTGCACGGACCAGCGAGGTCAACCTGATGGACCGCTATGGCAGTGGTGGTGGGTACACGGGTGGTGGCGGTGGTGCTGCGCCTGACGGTGATGTTGCCCGGTTCCGCAGGGCCATCATTGGCCAGGAGTCGGGCGGCAACTACCGCGCAGTCAATCCTGATTCCGGTGCCTTGGGCATCGGTCAGGTGATGCCTTACAACGTCGGCCCTTGGACGCAGAAGTATCTAGGCAGACGGTTGACGCCACAGCAGTTCTTGAACAGTCCGGCTGCTCAGGATGCAGTCGTCAACGGTCGCTTCCGAGACATGCTGGCTGAGCAGAGGGCTGCCGGGTATTCGGGTGAGCAAGCGGTACGCCGTGCTGCCGCTGTCTGGTATTCCGGCCAGGCAGGTCTCTGGAATGACACCAGGCCCCAGTACAGCAATGGGCGGGCATATCCGTCTATCGCTGAGTACACCCGGAACATCTGGCACGCTTACCGTCGCTGACCACCATGGCCCAAGAACTCGTCAAGGATCCCCGTACTGGCAAGTGGGTGCTCAAGGGCACGGTGTCAGACACATCGGCGTATGTGCCGGACAAGCCTCAACCTGCTCCCAAGGCTGCAGCCAAGCAGCAGAAGAACTGGTGGCAGCAGACGCTGAACGACCTCCAGTACGAGGTGAAACGTGTTCAGAGCGACCCGGTAGGTGCTGCAGCGACCTACCTGCGAAACACATCGCCGTTGGTTCGGGACACCAACAACATCCGGCACGAGGTACGGCAGCTCACCAATCCAGCGACCAGGGCCCAGCGGTTGCAGCAGTACGGGGCCACTGCTGCTCGTGCAGTGCTGGCCAACCCTGCAACACCACAGGGCCAGCTGATTGGACAGGCGGGACCAGCGATTGCAACAGCTGGCGCCAACTTGGTGCGGAACTTTGGCGGTGCTGGCACGACCATCGACCAGGCGGAGGACCGCGCCTACCAGTGGCAGGGGCAGAAGCCGCCCAGCGAAATGAGCCAGGGCGAGCTGGCCATGGGCGCAGATCAAGGCGTCACTGGCTTCGTCCTATGCACTCGCTGCATTTGGCGGTGGTGTGCTGAACAGGGTGGCGCCACAGCTGGTGAGCAAGCTGAACCCACTGACGGCCCCAAACCTGTTCCAGGGTTTGTTACGCGCTGGTGTGGCCGAGGGTCTCACCGAAGCTGTTCAGACACCCCTTGAGGACAACACAGGTGGCTCAGCGCTGGGCATTGTCGATGCGTTGACCGGCAGCAAGTCAGATCCGGTGAAGCCGGGCATGACGCATCAGCAGGCGATGCAGGCGGCATTCCTGCCGAATGCCGGGGCTGGCTTCCTGATGGCTGGTGCTCTACAGGGATTTGGCGCTGCCATTGGTTCGATCCATGCGCAGCGGGTCACTGGCGAGAAAGCCAGGCAGCGCCAGACGCTGGAGACAGCAGGGCTGACGCAATCGAACCCCGAGACCGGGCAGTCAGCGTTCACGCCTGAAGCAACGGCTAAGCCAGCACCTGAAGCTGAAGCAGCAGCAGCTGCTGTTGCACCGCCCGAGGCAGCAACGCAGGCGCCATCAGCTGAAACCACAGCCAAACCGAAGAACTGGGCCGAAGCTGATGCAGAGGCCAAGAAGCGCCTTGGCATTGAGGACAAGCCAGCTGCTGAGTCCACGGCGACGGAGCAAGCCCCGGAGGATCCGTTCAATGTCGAACACGACCCCAACCTGCCCGAGGCCGATGTTGGCCTGGACATCCTGGAGCGACTGGATGATGACGAGCTGCCGATTGCCCTGCAATCAGATGACCCGATTGGTGCAGCGGCTGACCTGATCGGGGGCCGCCCTGAACTGGATCCAGAAGCTGGCGTCCCGCCTGAACTGGTTCGCGCTGATGCCAATGTCATGGCGACGCCGGCATCCAGCTGGCGGTCGCAGTGGCAGGCATTGCCAACCAGTGAGCTGCAGTTGATGGCGATGAAGTCTCCTGAGGTGCAGCGTCGGCTGTTGGCGTTGACGGGCCAGACCCCGGAAACAGCGACCAAGGGGCAGTTGATTGATGCGCTCGACGCATTGGCTGGCGATGGGGCGCTGTATATCCCGAGCCGGATGAACCCCACTGAGACGATCATCCCCGTCAGCGAGATCAGCGTTAACCCTGCTCGCTTCCAGTTCAAGCAGGGTGTTGACGCCCAGGGCCAGCAGAAGGGCAACAGCCTGTCTGGCGTGGACAAGTGGAGCACCGATGCTGAGGGGGCGATCCAGGTCTGGAACGATTCAGCCGATGGCAAGACCTATGTGGTCAACGGCCACAACCGGGTTGCCAAGGCAAAGGAGCTGGGTATTCCCAGCCTTCCCGCCAGGGAGCTGTTGGCAGGTGATCACGTTGAGGCCCGTGCCGCTGGGGCGCTGAGCAACATCTTCAGCGGTGGCGGAACGGTGTTTGATTCTGCCAAGTTCTTCCGTGATTCGGGCGTCACCGATCTGGAGGTGCTCAGGGGGATGGGGATGCCCGTTGACTCGGGCACGGGGCCTGGTGGTGCGGCACTGGCTCAGCTGCCGGACAACATCTTCCAGGACGCCATCGACGGCAAGATCAGCCAGAACAAGGCCATTGCACTTGGGGCGTCTGGTCTCGATCCAGATTCCATGCAGCAGGCGTACAAAGCTCTGCAGGGTCGTGAAATGAGCTACGAGACCTGGCTTGAAGTGCTCCAGCAGGCCAAGTCTTCTCCTGTGACCACTGGGCAGCAGGTTGACCTGTTCGGCAACACCGAGACCTTAAACCTGATGGTGCAGAAGGGCGACCTAGCCCGTCGCATCAGGGCTGAGATCAGCGGTGACAAGAAGCTGTTCGGCTCGGTCAAGCGCAATGCCGGGAAGCTGGAGGCTGGTGGCAACCAGATTGATGCTGCAGCCAGCGGCGACATTGCTGCAAAGGCGCAGGCACTGCTGACCAGCTTCGATGCGGAGAAGTACGCCGCTGGCACAGCGATCAGCGACCTGCTGAACCGTGGAGCAGAGGAGGTTGCCAATGGTGCCAAGCCTGCTGTGGTGGCCCGTCGCATCAAGCAAGAGCTGGTGCAGAGCCTGGATCAGGTGCAAGTGCCCGAGGTGTCAGCACAGGCCGTTGACACACCTGAGCTTCCCGCCGAGCCCCCTGTCCTCACCGAGGAGCAGCGCCAGGCGATGCAGCTGGCTGGTGTTCAGAAGGCCATTGCCAACGGCAAGGTGCGGCCACCTGAGACACCCATCCCTGATGTCCCTGCTCTGGACGTGAATCTGGAGAAGGCGCTGAAGGATCTGGAGGCTGGTGACCTCAGCGATGACGTGGTGCGTCTGATGGACGAGGAGCTGCGTCTGCGGGACCACTTCTCAGAAGCACAGGCCAAGGCTGAAGCAGCCCATGTCCAGGAAGTCCGGGACGAGATCGGCTACCAGAACATGACCTACGACCAGAAGAAGTCGCTGGGCATCACGGATGGGTTCGACACCCGTGGCAGCGATGTCATCACCCCTGAGGTGTTGCCAGCCAAAAGCAAGACACCCATTGCCGACATGCTTGGAGAGCAGCTGCGGAAGATGGCTGAATCCGATGCCCGTGTGTATCGGGAGATTGACGGCCTCACCAAGCTCACCCGGAAAGCGATTGATGAGTTGAGTGAGGGCGCATCGGCTAAGAAGCCAGAGCTGCCACCCGATGCCCTGGCCAGCAGTGGCTGGGACTCCATCGACCCCGGCAATGGCGATGAGCTGGTGGGTGGCTACCAGCCGTTGCCTGACTGGGATCAGCTCACCCCATTCCAGCAGTCACGGTTTGCGGAGGTGACACAGCTGACAGCAGATCTGAAAGCTGAGATCAGCCGCATTGCCGGCCATGACGTGCAAGTCCATGTGGACATGCGCCGGTATGTGGCCAACCAAACCGCCAAGGAGTGGGGTGGCGCGCCGCGGCCTACAGAAAAGCTGGGCTGGTACAGCCCTGTTGAGGACACGATCACGATCAACGCAGCGCTGTTCCGTCCAACCAGCACCTTGCTGCAGACCGCCTATCACGAGTCATTCCACCGGATGCAGTACGCCCTGCTCAATGCCAAGGAGATCGCGGTCCTTGACTCCCGCGCCGGGATGATGAAGACCCTGTTCGGCACTGCCAGGTACGTGCCCGAAGGCAACAAGTGGGCTTTAGTCGAGCACCAGGCCGTGGCCTTCCAGAAGCACGCCTATGCCCGCTCCATTGGCGCCGACCCCATCCAGTACATGATCGGGGTGAACAAGAGCAGCCCCGCCATCGCCAAGGCGCTCGGCCAGGTGGTGAGCGTCTTCAACAAGCTCTGGAACGTCCTGGAGCGCGTCAACAACTGGGCCAAGGGCCGTGGCTTCCAGTCAGTGGAGGACATCTACAACCGTGCCTTCCTCGGTAAATACGGGGAGGTGGAGCCCGACTTTGCCTTGGAGCAGATCACAGCGAGCCAGGTGTTCAGGGCTGAGACTGTGGACGCCTGGCGCCATCGGATGTTCAGCATGGATGTGGACCTGCAGCAGGTCAACGCTGAAATGGATCAGGTACGAACTGCTGCCATGAAGGGGGGCTGCTGAAATGTCTCAATGCGATGAAGCGTTTCAGCGGTTGCAGGCGCTGGAGCAGCGCAAGCGGCAGCTTGAGTCCGAGGTGCAGGATCTGCACAAGCTGATCGGCATTGCTCAGAACAGCCCTGAGGCGGTGCTGGGCCCTGAAGGGACGCTGCGTCAGGCAGCGGATGAGTTCATTAGCCGACTGGATGGCGAGCAGCTATCGGAGTGGGCTGCCCATGGCATGGAGGCCAAGAGCCGGACTGGTATCGCCAGTGGTGGTGCGCAGCCGTTCAACTTTGCCCAGGCGCTGAAGAAGTACGACCTGCGCACGGTTGAGGACTACGCCAAGTTGAGCAAAGCCCTGCTCGACACCGGGTCAGAGATCAACCCTGACGCATGGCGGTTCGTCAATCAGACGTATGGCCGTGAGGAGGTCATGCGTCTGGTGCAGGACTCCTATGGCCAGATCGTGGGCAGCGAGAAGCTCGGCGCCTTGATGGCAGCGGACATCGCGCCGTTCATGAATCTGGTGGAGCGGATGACCCGTTTGCGGGTGGCATCGGCTGGATTCCGCCAGGCACTGCTCGATGACATCGGCCAACTGATCGCCCATCGCAGCAGCACCTCGGCACCTGTTCCAGCTGAGCTGAAGGGGCAGTTCTATGAATCGCTCAAGGCTGTATTGGTCAGCGAGCGTCATGTGGACCTGGCTCGCAGCCGCACTGGTCAGACGCTGCGATCCCTGCAGGACGACCTGCCGGACCTGGAGGCACTGCGCAATGAGCTGAGCCTTGGCGGGGTGTTTGACCCGAATGACCCCTCGGTTCGCAGTGAGCTGGGCATGGAGCCTGGCGACACGCAGCAGGGAGGCGTCTTCGCTGCAGTGGTTGAAGCACTGGATGACACTGATCCGCAGCGCAGCGCAGAGAAGCTGCAGCAGATCAGCCTCAACATCCAACTGGATGGCGCCAATCCCAAGAGCCGTCTGCGGGAGACCAACTGGTTCAACCTGCAGATGAGGACTGGGAACCTGCTGGCCAAGGACAACCAGCTGGCCAACTTCCGCACACAGCTCAAGACCAACGCCTTGAGCAACGTGGCGATGATGGTCTACGGGCCCTACCGCCAGCTGTGGGAGAACTATTTCCTCCAGGTGCCGGCAGGAACTGCCTTCAGCCGCAAGGCATTTGTTGATGCGTACCGGTCCAGCTGGGCTGGCGTGCGACAGGGCATTGACGTATTGCGCACCAGCGCACGGGAGGTGTTTCTCGATGCGGCGCTCAATGGCCGTTCAGTGTTCGCCGGTAACAAGGACACGTTCGGCAAAACGCTGCATGGCAATGACGCCTTGGAGGTGCGGTACCAGGGCCTGATTGATCATCCGTTTGAGGGTGGTGGGTTTGCCAACCCGATCAACTGGGGCATTGCGCGGAACAAGATCCACGCATCGCTCAAGATGCTGCAGTACCAGAAGACAGGCAATCCGCTCCTGTTGGAAGCTGGCCTGCGGCTGCTTGGCGCCCAGGACAACGTGGCTGGCTTGTATCACCACGCCTTCAAGGTCCGCAATGACCTGGAGCTACGCGCCCGTCGTGATGGGGTGCAGCTTGGTCTGATGGACAACAAGGCTGTTGATGAGTGGATCGACAGCGAGTTCCAGAAAGCCTTCTACAGCCTTGCTCCAACCGAAGCAAACGTGAAGGCGTACCGGCGTGACAACGGGCTGGATTCCAGCGTCACGGACGATCAGGTGAAGATGGCGATCCTTGAGGACCGTCTGGGCGAGACTTACGGCGCTCCAACGCTGGCGACACCGGAGTCGATCGCAGCGGAGCAGTACAGCCGTGCGATGCGGTTCCAGAACGAGCCTGGTGATTTCAGGCCCGACTCACGCCGCAGCCAACTGGCTAAGGCGATGTACAAGGGTGTCCAGAGCGCCCGCAGCAACTGGGCTGTTGACTTCACCTTCCCCTACCTGCAGTCGCTGCTGCTGGGGCAGTTCCTGGATTTCACCAATACAGGCGTCACTCCTGCCATTGATGCGATCTCGATGCACTTCCACCCGGATGGCTGGACACCAGCTCAGCGGGCACGGGTGCAGGCCAACTGGGTGGTGGCTGGAACGCTGGGTGCCAGCTTCCTGGCGCTGGACATGATTCCAGACATGATCGTCGGCAACGGACCGATTGAGCCGAAGGAAAACCAGGAGTGGCGGATGCGGATGGAGGCCAAGCGTCTCCGTCCCAACAGCATCGCTGGCGTGGATCTACCGGGTGGCATCCCGGTTCTGAACACGCTGATGCTGATGAAGGACGTGAAGGAGAACTTCGTCGCTGGCACCTTCAGCAAGTGGGATCAGATGCAGGCCCTGACTGCAGCGCTCACGGTGCTGACGGGTCAGCTGATGCGTCAGACCAGCCTTGGCCAGGTGCGTGAGATCGCCTCGATCCTGCAGGACCCGTACAAGAGCAATGTCCAGCAGCGTCTGATGCGCCTGGTGGGCTACATGGGTGCTGGTCAGATCCCAGGCATTGGCGCGGCTCGTGACATCGCCTATGGCAGCGACGTGGGTTGGAACACCTACTACCAGGAGAACGGTCCAACAGGTGCCCAGACCCGTGCTGGCCATGGCGATGACGTGTTCGGCAAGGCTGAACGCACCTTGAAGGACCTGGCACGGGGAACGCTTGGCCTGACCAATGTGCTCAACGGTGTGCGGATGGAGGAGGACTGGCTTGGTACACCGATCAACCTGCCGTGGGGGATGCGGTACGTGGAAGCCATGAAGCAGCGGTTCTTCCCGCAGCTCTGGCCGAACGACAAGGTGTACGCCGAGCTGGACAAGCAGAACATGCTCAACCCACCTCGACCCCTGATGACCAGGGAGCTGGACGGTGTGGCATTGACCGATGACCTGCAGAAGGAGTTCCAGAAGGCGTACAGCCACACTCCCGGCAAGTCGATGGTGGGGCGCTTTGAGATCTCCGGCATCAAGCCAACCATCAGCGTCCGTCTGCCGTATCGAATTGACCTGCCGACTGGTGCCACCTACGAGCGCAGCAAGGGTCTTGTGAGCATTGCCGTGGCTCCGTTCCTGGAGAAACACGTCAAAGGCAAGACCGTGATTGAAGCGATGCGATCGGTGATCAACGATCCGCTGTACCAGGCGCTGGAGAAGCTGCCTGGCACCACAGCTGATTACTCGGTGCAGGACATGCTGCCGGGTGAGCGTCCTGGCAAGCCGGGGCAGATCCTGCTGCAGACCATCAAGCGGTATTACACCCTTGAAGGACACGACGCCCTGGTGCGTAGCGGCAGCACCGATGCGCAGGCATGGCGTGAAGCTCGATCTGCTGTGTTCACGCAGCGCCAGCAGGCCGAGAGCGACAAGCTCAAGGACTTGGTAGAAGCGCTCAGCCCATCACAATAGGGATACGACCCTGTAGCACGGCATGGCGATCCCTACCCCTTACAGCTACCGCCAGCACACCGGGGGCGGGACGGCCAAGACCTTCTCGGTTCCGTTCCCGTACCTGGAGAGGGTGCACGTCCACCTGTACCTGGACAGCAAGGAGCTGAAGGACGGGACGGACTACACCTGGACCAGTGGCACGCAGGTGCAGCTCACCACCGCACCGCAAGCACCCGTTGCTGGCGCGACGCCAAAGCCAGCTGAGGTGCTGACGGTCAGACGCATCACGCCAGAGGACGATCAGATCGTTCAGTGGAAGGACGGCAGCTACATCATTCAGGCAGACCTGAATGAATCAGATCGGCAGTGGCTGTACCTGATTCAGGAACACCACGATGCGTTGATGCTGCTGATCACCGGCAGCGGTTCCATCCCTGGTGGCGGG